GAAACTAAAGAAGATAAACCAAAAGAGGAGGACGAGAATTGTGACTCGTGTACAATATAATGAACTTTGTAACAAATGTACCATATATAAAATGTTGGATTAGAAAAGAATATTTACATGATTTAGAAAAAGGTCATGGTGAATTTGTTGAATGTGTTTTACTTGCAGTTAAATCAATGCAAGGTAGAGCATTAATGTTTGAAGCATACATGCCAGATTACGGTGCTTGTTTTGATAAGTTTCCTTTATCTGCTTTTGTATGGAAGAAAGATATAAAAGAAGAAGATCAATTATCACTAGGTGAAATATCTTTATGGGATGGTTTCTCTTATGACATACAAGTGTGGTCAAAAAGATTATTAAAGAATTGTGATGTACAGATAATGTTAAAAGGTGGTAAGAGAATGGGTGGTGAATACTTGTTTACAGTTGATAGTACCCATAGTGATCCTAATATTATAAATACATCTGTCTCTGAAGTACCTGCTGAACATAAACAACATAATTTTGGTAAACTTGACAACGGGCAATTCTTTGCTCAGCCTAATAATAGAATGTTGTGGTTTGAACAATCGTTAACACCTAAAGATTTAAAGACGCCTGACTTTCAAGTGTCAACTAGATACTTTTTTAGTGAACAGGAAGAGAAGTGGGCATTTGGCGACAGTAAAGATTTCTTTTATAAAGAACAAAGAAGACCAGTTGCCTCAACAAAATATGATGAGAATAATAGAGATACAAGAAATGACCCTTTTAAGGGATCATCAATAGAAGGGAAAGATTAAATTGAAAACTGTATTTAACAAAGAGAAGAATTTAGATTCTACTAAACAACCTATGTTTTTTGGTGATGATTTAGCGGTACAAAGATATGACACATTTAAGTACCCTTTGTTTGACAAGTTAACTCAACAACAATTAGGATACTTTTGGCGACCAGAAGAAGTATCTTTACAGAAAGATAGAAACGATTATAGTCAATTATCTGAAGGTCAAAAGTTTATCTTTACATCTAATCTAAAATATCAAACTATGTTAGATAGTGTACAAGGTAGAGGACCATGTCTTGCATTTCTACCCTTTGTTTCTTTACCTGAACTAGAAGGTGCTATAGTCGCCTGGGACTTCATGGAGACCATACATAGCCGCTCGTACACTTACATTATTAAAAATCTATACTCTGACCCTAGTGATGTTTTTGATACGATAATAGCAGATCAAAAAATAGAAAAAAGATCAAAGTCTGTGACAGATCAATACGATCATCTAATACAATTAGGATACAAATATAAGATGGATCCTAAATCAGTTGATATGTATGAACTAAAGAAAGCATTATGGCTTGCTCTAGTGACAGTAAACATATTAGAAGGTTTAAGATTTTATGTATCATTTGCTTGTTCATTTGCATTTGGTGAACTTAAACTTATGGAAGGTAGTGCAAAGATATTATCTTTAATTGCTAGAGATGAAAGTCAACACCTTGCCATGTCACAAAGAATAATAAACAATTACAAAAACTATGAAAAAGATAAAGTCATGGATAAAGTAATTAAAGATACCGAAGAAGAAGTTTATAAATTATATGATGACGCTGTACAAGAAGAAAAGAGATGGGCAACTTATCTATTTTCAAAAGGCAGTATGATAGGTCTATCAGAAAAACTATTACATCAATATGTAGAATATATTGCTAATAGAAGAATGAGAGCAATAGGATTAGAACCTAAATATGAACAATCAATAAACACAAATCCACTACCGTGGACTGAACACTGGTTGAACAGCAGGTCATTACAAAACGCACCACAAGAAACAGAGATTGAATCTTATGTAATTGGTGGTGTAAAACAAGATGTTAAGAAAGATCAATTTAAAACTTTTAAACTATAATGAGCAATCAAACAAAACTTAAATGTCACCATTGTGACGCAGAGTATAACATTAAATGGCCAGATGAGGAAATAGAACCTACAACTTGCCCTTTCTGTGGAGCAGAGTCTTTGATAGAAGAAGAAGACGCTGTATTTGATAATGAACAAGAAGAAGACGATTGGAATTGATTATAGTTTAACTAGTCCTGCTATATGTGTATGTAAAGGACCATTTAAACTAGATAATTGTAAAATATATTACTTAACAAATGTAAAAAAATATGAAGGTGATTTTTATAATGGTAAGATAAATGGCAGACTTCATGCTTCCTATACCACCGAGACACAACGACACGACCAGATTTCAGATTGGGCGATGTCTATTATTAATACTGCTATTGGTAATATTTTTATAGAAGGATATTCTTACGGTAGTAAAGGCCTAGTTTTCAATCTAGCAGAAAACATGGGTACACTCAAACATAAACTATACAAACTTAACAAAAGATTTGAAAGTATTGTACCTGGTCAGGTAAAAAAGAATGCTACAGGTAAAGGTAATGCTGATAAGTTAAAGATGTATGAACAATTTTTAAAAGATACAGATGTTGATTTAATGAAAGAGTTTGATCAATCTAAACTAAACAATCCTGTGACAGATGTAGTGGATGCTTATTATGTTGCAAAGGCAGGTTATGATACAAGGTAAAGCAAGTCAAGTATTCATAAATGGTGACTCAGTATTAAAAGTATTTGATAAGGCACAGAGTAAAGGATATAGAGGTAGTGGTAAACAATCGTATCAAAGAGAAAAAGAATGCTTAAAAAGATTAGAGGGTAATAAACATTTTCCTCAAATAATAAAATGTGATGATAATAAACTAACAATAGAGATGACCTATTGTGGTCAGATATTTCCCTATGATGGTAAAGCAAGACCAGAACTATTAGAACATGTATGGCAAATATCAGAGGCATTAGACAATGCAAATATAAAGTTGTATGGTGGTACACTACAAAAAAATAATCTATTATTGCATAACGGTATAATAAAATTAGTTGATTTTGAATACGCATTACCTGAAGGAAGTGATTTAGAAATAGAAGATGATTTTATTAATCACATAAGAAGACATTGGGATTCAAGTGTGTTTGAAAATAGATTGAAGATATTACTAATCAATGGTACATTAATGACTAAAAAGAACCGAACTAAATATCCAGAAGAATTAAGAAAGGCAAATAATATGGTAAAGAATGAATGGAATAATTATCAAAAATCAAATGTTGGTAATAGTGCGAAGTGGCGAATAGATAATTTAGATTTAAGACAATATGCAGGTAAAGATAAAACACTAATAGACTTAGGTGCTAATCATGGTGAGTTTAGTGTAGAACTAGCAGATAGCTTTAAACATATAACAGCATTAGAACCATTTGTACAAGCGCCAGAGTTGCCAGAGAATGTGACATGGGTGACAAAAGGTTTTAAAGATTATGTCACAGAGTCAACTGATACCTATGACGTTGTATTTTCTTTTGCTATGACAATACAAGTTAGAGATAATGATAAGTTAGATGAAAACACAATTGCTAATGGTCACTATCATATGACAAAAGATGGTGGCATAATGATTTACGAAACACAAAAGTTAGAGGGTAGACCTTTAAATCAATCTCATGTTGATAAAATGTTAATAGCATTTAGAGAGAAATACGGACAAGAGATTAAGTCAGGTAACGCTAGACAATCAGGTAAAAGATTATATTATATATTTAAAAAATGATTTATTTGTTCTCTACAAAATGGGCGACAGACCAATTCATACAAGGGTTTGCTAGTAAACAAAAGAGTAAGTTTTTTACACCATCAGAAAAACCTGGACCTAATAAGGGTGTTGCAGCTGATAGATTTTATAGATTTCATTGGCCCGAATGGGATCAACAATTAGAAAACGTAGAAGTTGCCTTTCAAGGTATAATTAGAAACACGCATGAATTATATGAAAAGTGTTTAGAAACAAATACAAAGTTTTATTACTTTGATCAACCATATTTCTTTGCAAGTAATTATGTACCTCATAAAGACTTTGGCGATATATGGTATAGAATTATTGTTAACAATACACAAAAGAATTTTATTAGCACATCTCAAAAATATGAAGACAGATATAAAGAGATTAGAAAAAACTCATACGAAGAAACAGAATTAAAAGATTGGCGAACTAAAGGTAATCATATTGTTGTAATACCACCTAGTTATCATACAGCAAGATGGTATGGTATTGATAGACATACCTGGACAAATGAAATTGTAAATAAACTAAAACAACATACAGATAGAGAAATAAGAGTAAGATACAAATACATTGATAATGCTGAATGGGGACCAAAGTTAATGAAACCATTACATGAAGATTTAAAAGACGCATGGGCAATGGTATCTTGGCACTCAATGTGTGCAGTAGAGTCTGTTGTAAGAGGCATACCTAGTTTTACAAGTGAACACTCACCTGCTAAACCTGTCAGTTTAAATTTAGAACATTTAGATTGTATAGAAGAACCATACATGCCTAAAAGAGAACAATGGTTATATTCATTACTAGGTGCTCAATTTAAATTAGCAGAGATGAAAAGCGGATACGCATATAAATTTTTACAGGATGAAAAATGATTAAAAGGCTAATACAAAAAATAAAGAACTGGTTTACAAAAAAGAAAACAAAAGACGAAGACCCATTTTTATACGAATGAGATATTTAGGAATCAATTGTTTAAACCATGACGCAGCTATGGCAATAGTTGAAGATGATAAAATCATATGGGCTGCTCATGCTGAAAGATACTCACAAATTAAGAACGATAAGTTTTTAAATTTAGATATAGTGAGCGAGGCACATATGAATGGACCTTGGGATTGTGTCATTTACTTTGAAAGACCTATACTTAAAAAGGCAAGACAATTATATGCCACACAATATAGCAAAGCATTTGATTACAAGAAACTACCATCTGTATATCTAAAACAATTTAATATAAAGATTGATGAATATGTATCTCACCATGAGTCACATATGGCAGGTGGATATTATACAGCACCTTTTGATGACGCAAATATATTGACGATAGACGCAATAGGTGAGTTTGAAACATTAACGGTATGGGATAATCATAAGAAGATACACTCAATGAAATATCCATATTCAGTAGGGTTATTATACTCAGCAATAACAGATAGAATAGGTCTTAAAGCAAACGAAGAAGAATATATAACAATGGGTATGGCTGCATATGGCAAACCTAATTATACAACAGCAATCAAAAAACTATTTAAGACTAATCTACACAAGGGTTGTAGAGATTTTTTACCATGGGCAAA